TCAGGAGTTACTCTCGGTGACTCTTATGTAGCCATCCGGGAACACGTCTACTCTCTCAATTAGATTGTGAATCGTCTCGTCCAATCTATAGCAGTCTCCGGAATCCAGATTGTTCTTTATGGTATCCCATTTATCTTTCAGTTCCTGAGCGGTTACAAAATGCTGCTTGTCGGGGTTCTCCAGATAGTTGAGTTCATTCTGAATTGATTCTCTTTTTTCCTTTATTCTGGCGGACTCTTCCTTCAGCAGAAGCATTTCAACACCGTTCTTGATTGCCTCAACGAGGTTTGCCTCTTGAGACTGGACTTCAAACAGCTTCTTTTTCAAGTACTCGATTCTCTTTCCCCTGATCTTATCTTCTCTGGCAGCTCTCTTGTTCATCTCCCTGGCTATCTCTTCATAGTCAGCGTTTTCCATGTCGCCGAACATTTCATGGCGAATATAGTCAATAACGAACTTCTCGACTTTGCTCTTGGCAATGCCTACATATCTCACAGGTTTGTGGTTTTTCCATGCGCTGCATACATAACTGGTCTTCTTCGAACCATTGCCTACTAGGGAAGCGCCGCAATCGCCGCATTTGATAATCCCAGTAAGAAGGTAGAAATGTACTCTAGGTGACCAGGAGCGTTTAGAGAATCGCTCTTGAACCTTATCCCATAGTTCTCTGGAAATGATCGCATCGATTGCATTTTCAAGGACTAGGGCATCCTTCCTGTTGATGTGATGATATCTCTTTGATCCCTTTCCGTACACTATTGAACCTATGTACTTCTCGTTGTGTAAGATATCCCAAATTGCAGTCTTAGACCATGGCTTTCCTTTACGGTTGACGATCTTCCTGTCAGAGAAGAATTCGCAGATGAAGTTGATGCTCTTTCCTTGGGCGTAGAGGGCAAATATCTCATGCACAACGGGAGCTTCTTTTTCATCTACCCCAAGTACTTTCCTGGTCTTTCCTTCTTTGTCTTTGACCTCAATAGTCTTCAACCCAAATGGAGGATTACCACCCATCCAGTAACCCATGCTGGCGTAGTTCTTCATCCTGACTTTCGTCTTCTCGACTATTCTGTCTCTTTCCGCACCAGAGAGAATGAGTTTCATTCCCCTGTAGACCTTTCCCATATACGTTGAAGTATCTACAAGATCTCTCACCGCAATTACCCTGACTCCGGTCTTCTCTTCAAGGTCCTGTATAAAGACTTCTCCTCTGGCGCCAGCCCTGGAGAACCTGTCGAAGTCGTCGACGAGTATGTACTCGAACTCTCTTCTATTAGCGTGATCGATCAGTTCATCGAGTTGTTCTCTTCGATTGACTTTTCCTGTTTCCTTATCTGCGAAGTACGCCGCAATCTCAATTTCGTTGCTCTCGGCGTATCTGTCGCATTCTTCGAATTGCCCTACAAGGCTGAGATCAGATTGATGAAGTGTTGAGACTCTTGCGTAAGCAGCGGCCTTTCTCAATGCAAACACCTCCTAGCTATATCATAGGATTAATCGAGATGTTCTATCTATAAGAGATAACAAAAAGCTCCCCAAAAGGGGAGCTTCGCATTGTGAAATCTCAAGAATTTCCTTCTATCAATTCTGATTGTCCTATGATTACCGCTTCATAAGTCTGTGAACCTTGGTAAGAAGAATCACTCGAATTCTCAATGAACGGACCCGAAGATTTCATAAAACTCTCTTGCAAATTAGTAACAAAACCTGCGTCATTCATGATGATGCCCCCTCTGTAATACTCTTAACCCATTCAAAGGCTTTAGAAATAGTATTAACACGAATCTTGTTGTCGGGTTGTCTCAACGCATTGATTATACCAGAGACTTTGAAAGAATACGAAAGGCTTATACTCTCTAGTGCAACTAGGAACAACTCATATTTGACAGGCTGAATTTGTGTGACGCTTAACTGAGAACTCAACGTGTTAACTAGCTGATTCTGAAGTTGGGGAGGTATGTTTACGGGTAGATTGTTGATAACAGTCGTTACCGTCAAGTATGACATGTTGGGGTCGCTGAGAATCAAATTTATAGGAATGAATGGCTTCTCGATTTCCATATCATTCTCAAACTCCTCCCATATCCTCCACATTAAGTCTTCTTCTTCATTTGTTGGAAGTTTCACCGGGAGTCCAAGTTTAGCAGCTTCATTTCTGTCCACAGGATAACCATGATGAAGAAAAGAGTGATTCAAAGAATCTGATATTGCCTTTATCTTGTTTTGGTCATTCATATGAAGGCCTAAGAGTTTTTCGCTTAGCTGGCTGGACAACTGTGCGAATCTCTTCGCAGCCGCTATCTGGAGAGGGGTTGTCTCTTTGCAGAGCTGTTCAACAACCAACCCAAGCTGAGTTTGATCTGTTATTCCAACGTTTTCCTTCATGAAATCGATGAAGTGATTAAGATCCTCCACCGGGAAATCTTTTTGCTCGTTACCTTCCTTCGTTTGTCTTACTGAATGCAGTTGGGCATCAACTGGGCCGAGATTAGAATATGGATGCATCAATAACTCATTAGATCCAATAGCTAGCAAAGTAGCCGCACTGTATGCAATATATGGAAGAATGACCGAAACTTTGCTGAATCGTTCCCTAAGAAGACTCATAATTCGCCACGAGACTATTGGGTCACCTCCAGAGCTCACAACAAGCAAATCAACTTTTTGCTCTTCTGTTGGGATCATGTTCAACTGTTTCATGAATAAGGGAACAACATCAGATGCCATCTGGCCCGATGCATTTGCTCTGTTGCTTGTTACGTAAACAAGAAGAGGACGCTTCCTAACCTTTTCCAGTTGCCTATACAGATCTTTTCTTTCTTCGTAGCCCACTTTGTTCACCACCTTTTATTGAAAGTAATAGACAATCACGACAAAATCAGAATTTCGGAGTTCAATGGTTCGAAAAGCCTCGTTAATGGGAGTCACATTTCAGTGCTAACATAACACCCCTTCCCCTTCATACATCCCCCAAACGCGTACGCCACTGACCTCGGGTTCATCCTAGGCAAATAGAACACGGTCGTGAGTTCCTCAACGTCCTGTCCATGTTCTTTCCAGATCGTTTCGGTGATCTTCATGAGTTGATCTCTGGCTGGAGAATAATCGAGTAGTCGGACCTTAACATTTCTCCTCCGCATACCTATTCCAAAATCCCTTATGCTCAGGATCTCGTAGGCTATCTCCCCACTTTTCAATGCTATCCCCCTGAATGTTATTACTACACGTCTGTCATTTTACATCAGTTAACATTCAGAACAATACCCACTAATTAACTCGACTTATTAGTACCGAACAGCTGTCAAGTCCTCAAGATGGCTACAGTTATTATCACTATGTTTGTATCGAAAGATTAAGTGATATGATTAAACAAAAGTTTTGAAGTTCAGCAATGCAATGGGAGGTGGAACATGAAAGGATTTGATGAACTAAGGTACATCAGACCTACTCTAGTAATATTCATCTTTCTAGTAACGATTCTTCTAATGATGCTGCCGTACCATGTCTTTCAGAATGAGGCTATCAGCTATACTCAGGAGATTTACTCGGGGATTTTCGAGACATCTGTCGAGAATCTAGCTTCTTCTTTATCAGTTGGTTATTTTCAATGGCATGCGATGTATCACGCGGTGAATTCCGGTGACGATGTATTTATCGAAGAGATGCTCCAAGAAATACAGCAGGATTTCCCGGGAGTGAGGTCCGCAAGGTTAATCAATAGACCTCCTGAGATACCGCTGAAGGATAAGTACAAGCTATCTAACATTGATCAAGAGCTTTACCTCTACTTCAACATATATGATAGCCTAGTGGATAATGAGATTACTGATAAAGTCGTGATTGCCAGCATAGATAAAGATGCCATACTCTCACAGATGCATCTGGATGAAAGAGTAAGCTTAACTTCCGGAGGATCGAAGTCTTTTGCCTATGGGCTGAGGGCTGAAGTAAAAGGATACGATCTCACGATGTGGCTGGTTTTCCATTCTTTGGCATCTGGGATCATAGGCGTTCTGATTATGATGGAAGTGCTGGCTCTCGGGCTTTCCAGATACTATGAGATGCATGGTCTACAGGAAATAATGTATTTATGGGAGATGGAGGACTCATACACTGCCTTTCACTCGAGAAACGTGGCAAAGATCGCAGAATGCCTAGGGATAAATCTTGGATTGAGCCGTAAGAAGGTAAGAGAGATTGTTAATGGAGCCAAGCTTCATGACATAGGTAAGATTGGTATTTCTCAGAAAATACTCAGAAAGCACGGGCCCTTAGATGAGATTGAGATGGAAGTAATGCGCAGTCATCCGGGTCATGGGAAAGAAGTCCTCGAACACTTCAAGTACCTAAAGAAGTTCATTCCTTACGCCTATATGCACCATGAACGGGAAAACGGTTCGGGATATCCTCAGGGTCTGAAGGGGGATCAAATACCGCTGGAGGCTAAGGTCATTGCTGTGGCGGATGTCTTCGAGGCACTTACTGCTGATAGACCTTACCGAGATGCTTATTCTTTTGTTCAAGCGGTTGACATGATGACAGAAATGCCTCTTGATCAAGGTATAGTCTCTGCGCTGATAGATATTCTACCTGATCTAGAGAAGAAAATGTTTTGGAGAACTACGCACAAATTCCTGGAGATCACTGAGGAAGATCTCAGAAAGAGACTGTAAGGCAGATAAAGAACCGAGAATAAGTTTCTCAAGAAAGGAATCTGAACTTGGTCCGGTCTTGTGAGACGATGCATGTATCAGTTGCCTGCTTAGCGTCTTTCGGCCACCTCTTTGACATTGCTCGTTACATATATCTTTGTAGCAGAGAAAACAAGAGGAGACTTTTTCTGAATAGATAATTGCATGACCACCTCTCGACAGGATATTATAGTCTCTGCGCTCATAGAGATCCTTCCCGAGCTTGAGATGGAACTGTGCGGGAGAAATCGGGAGAAGTGATGGGAGAGGGCGTGAGCTCAGATCCTGGGTTGGGAGTTAAGTGAGAGAAGGCAAGAATGTCGTTAGCAGTTGGGTCCCAACGGAGCAAAGGCAAGAATTATGGAGCAGACAGTTCGACTTATCGAAATGTTCAGAAAGATTTCAAACGATCTGAGCCTCAGTTGAAAGATCATGTTACCCTTTGAATAAGGGTGATGATTGATTATAATGAAGTTGAACTGAGATGTGTGGAGGTTGATTATGAAGGGAAACAGCCTTCTTCTGAACTGTGTTTTTACGAGGAGTACTTTCTAAGAGCCTCTATGCGGGCGGACTTGTAGAACAAAGTCCCCTTCCTGTCTAAGTTCGTTATGTATTTGATCCTACCGCTCTATTCTTACCCAACCATCTGGCAGGTCGAAATGAAGCTGGAAGTCAGCATACACATGTATGTATATGAGCAAGATTTGGTTCGACAACATCCGATCACCTAAGAACAGTTCGAAATTGAACTGGTAGTGATTATCCGCTAGACTAGGCTCAATTTACTTGATGTATTTGGTCTCAAAGAGAGCAACTGGAGGGAAAGCAGAGTCTTGATTAGACTGTACACAATTACTTAATATATATATAGAAGTCTCGTTTGCTCTGGTTACAGGGTCTTTCTTAAGAACTAATTGGTATACCAATGTAATCAAGTAATTCGAATGAGAAGTCTGTCATGCTGTGATATAATTCTGTTGAAGTTGAAGCTTCGGATCATGGATGCCCTAATGAGAAGAATGGCTGCTTTGGTCATTATCGTTGTACAAGGAGATAGATGCTGAATGAGTCAAAGAATGCTATTTTCAGAACCCAAAATCATCTCGTTGTTTTCAGGATGCGGAGGACTTGATCTAGGCTTTCATATGGAAGGATACACTACTGTTTGGGCTAATGATAACTCTGAGTGGGCTGTGGAAACCTTCAGGAAGAATATCGGAAACGTTGTTGTTTTGGGAGACATAACTGACATTAGTCCTTATGAGGATAATTCAATTCCAGACTGTGACTTAATTCTGGGCGGCTTTCCCTGTCAAGATTTCTCAGTGATATGGAAGCAACCGGGACTAAACGGAAAAAGAGGCAATCTCTATAGACATTTTCTGGAATTTGTTGATGCAAAGAGGCCGAAAGCTTTCGTCGCCGAAAATGTTAGAGGTTTGCTTACTGCTAATAAACGAAAGGCAATCGAGAAGATTATTTCTGATCTAGAAGGGATAGAACCTGGATATGTTATAAAACCTCGGCTGTATAACTTCGCTGATTATGGTGTCCCTCAGTTCAGGGAGCGGGTGCTGATTGTTGGAATAAGGCAAGATACAGGATTCTTCTTCAGGCACCCAAAACCAACCCACGGACCGAGAGCTGGGAAACCTTATGTAACTGCTGGGCAAGCTCTCGAACTGGTAGAAACCATTCCCTATAACAACGAACACATGAAAAGCACTGAGAAGACAAGAAGGATGCTAGAAATGATTCCTGAAGGGGGCAACTTCTCAGATGTCCCAAAAGATCATCCCCTATATGTCAAAGGAATGATAAGTCACGTTTATAGAAGAATAAAACGTGACGCGCCAGCGAAAACAATAATCGCTGCCGGCGGTGGGGGTACTTGGGGGTACCATTTCCCTGAACCCCGACCACTTACTAATCGAGAGCGGGCTCGTCTACAGTCATTCCCGGATGACTTCATCTTTTTCGGGAGTATCTCAGAAGTAAGAAGGCAGATCGGGAATGCTGTGCCTCCTGTTGGAGTAATAGCGTTGGCTCGGCAGCTCAAGCCTTTGTTTACTGGTGAGTACTCAAGAGTAGACCTAAGCCTAGAACTTGAAACTCTAAAAGGAGTCAGTATTAGAGAGCGTTTGGCGTTGGTTGAAAAGGAAATCGAATAGTGGAGGTTGAGCTTGGAATTACTTCTGTCTAATTTTCCGCCGGTTGTCACCAGAATGCGGACATTTCAGGAAGCATTCTATGATCTTCTTCCAAAAGCGGATCAGTTGAATATTGCAGTTGGTTACGTTACAGCAGATTCTCTCCTAGAACTGAAGAGAATTATTGAATTAAACAGAATTGAGAAAGTGCGGCTGTTAATCGGCATGCATGGTGCGGATAAGTTCACAAGACAGGAGTATGATGCGGCAATTGATCTTGGGGCGTTTCTTGAAAAGGAGATTCGTGGTGAAGTTCTTCTCATCACAAGTTTTAGATTTCACGGGAAAATGTACGCATTTTCAAGAGATAGATCGCCATTCGCTGCAATAGTTGGTTCGAATAATTTAAGCAGCATAGTGAGGACTTATAATCGCGTTTACGAAGCCTCTATACTAGTGGAAGATACTGTAATCTTGGAGGAAACAGGCAGGTTCATAGACAATCTGTGTAATTCCGCTGCCGAAAAGATAGCTGATGCTGAAATTAGTTCATTCAATGACGACTCTTTCCCTTTGGAGAACCATGACTATGTCGAGCATCTAAACCTTTCGCAATCAGTGAACTATGTTGCAGATAAATCTGAAATCACATTTGATATCCCAATTAAAACCGAATCCCGAAGCGGTTTAAACGTCTATTTTGGCAAGGGAAGAGAGAACAAGAAAACTAAAGTGGTAAAACCCCGTCACTGGTATGAGGTTGAGATAATCGTTCCAAAGGAAATCACAGAGCATCCTGAATACCCAAAGGCAAAGTCTTCAACAGCTGTGTTTGATGTTGTTACAGATGACGGATGGAAGTTCAAGTGCAAGGTCAGCGGAGACTATAGTAAGAATTTACGCTCAGAAAACGATCTAAAAGTATTGGGGATGTGGCTGAAAGGAAGGCTTGAAGTGCGTGATCTTAAACAGGGAGAGCCGGTCACTGATGAAGTTCTTGAAAGCTACGGAAGAAAATCCTTCTCTATGACGAAACTTAAGTCCGGCAATATTTGGTTTCTGGATTTTGGGGTCAGATGATGGACTATTTGAATACATATATTAGCAAACTGGAAGAGCGAGGACACTCAGCCCTAGCAGAATCTGTAGGAGCCACTGCGTCACGGATTTCCGAGCGGTATATCAAGAATTTCTCATTCAGAGAGAATGTTTCAGCTATGCTCTATGGGGAGGTTCAAAGCGGAAAGACCAGTCATATGTTCGGTATTGCATGTGAATCGGCAAACAATGGATTTGGGATTTTCGTGCTTTTGACTAGCGATATTTCTGTTCTTCATACACAGACGTACGAAAGAGCACTGCGTGACCTCACAGACTTCTGTGTGTGTAATGAGGATGAGTACTTGAAATTCAGAGAAAATGGAATGCGTACACCTGCAATGATAGTGCTGAAGAAGAATGCAAGTGTTTTGAAAAAGTGGAAAGCCAACTTCTCTTCGACAGATTTTTGCAAAGGAAATCCAATGTTTGTTCTTGATGATGAGGCGGATTCAGCTAGTCTCAATACAAAGGTAAATATCGAACAACAGAGTAGAATAAATAGTCTGCTCGAAGACATTAAGAGTCTGGCATCTAGTAGTGTGTACCTTCAGGTGACAGCCACTCCTCAGGCGGTTCTCCTACAGACTGCAAAGAGCGGATTTCGGCCGTTCTTTGTTTGCTACTTCAGACCAGGCCCTGGATATATTGGGGGCGACTTCTTCTTCGGGGATGATAGCAGTCCTTATATTGTGCTAACAAAAGATGATGAAGCAGAAAGCCTGGTAGTTGACGACGAATTCCCGGAAAATGGACTCAAGGAAGCATTGGTCAACCATCTTCTTGTGTCAGCTGATACGTTTTTGAGTGGTGGCCGAGTCTGTAATTTCCTTATCCATCCAAGCTCAAGAACGGAATTACACTCGCATTTCGCTGAGAAGATCGGCAGGTATTTAAATGAAATAATTCCCGCGGTAATAGATGAAGAGGCTTGTGACTTGTTCAAGTATGCATATGAGAAACTGAAGAGTACTAAACCTCAGATCATAGCGTTTCCGAAAGCAATGAATTTCATTAGGAAAATGGTAGAAAGAGATTCTGTAAGCATTTTGGTTCTTAACTCTGTTAATGAATTCATAGACAGGAAGTGTTTTGAGGAAGGAATTAACATTATCGTTGGTGGAAATACCTTGGGAAGGGGGATGACAATACCAAAGCTCCAGACAATCTACTATTGCAGAACTTCGAAGAAACCTCTTGCCGACACCATGTGGCAACATACAAGAATGTTCGGATATGACAGAGAGCCAGCGATGATGAGGATCTATTTGCCTCCCAATCTATTTAAGCTTTTTAGAGAAATCTACAGTACGAACAAGGGAATTGTCGCGTGTATTGAGAAAGGAATTGATGTGTCAGAAATCATATTATCATACCCAAGAAACTTGAATCCAACAAGGAAAAATGTTCTTGATGCAAAGTCAGTTGATATTATTTCAGGAGGAGTAAATTACTTCCCGTTTTCACCTGAGAATCCTTCTATTGAGGAAATGGACAGGGAGCTTGAGAGGTTTGCTGATGGCGAATATTCGGCCAGTCTAAAATTTCTGACAGCGCTTCTCGAAGGCGTTGTTGCAGATGATGGTTGGGATAAGGAGAAATTCATTGGAGTTTTGGAGGCACTGCAGGCTGAGAATTCTCTGGCCCAGGGATTTCTAATCGTAAGGCGCAACAGAGATATAGCAAAAGGTACTGGAACGCTGTTATCTCCAAATGACAGAGCTATCGGCGAACAGATTTGGGATAGAGTTGTCCTCACCATGTATAAAGTGACGGGAAACAAAGGTTGGAATGGCAGGCAGATTTGGATTCCCAATATCAAGCTGCCGGGCAACAGGCTCTATTTTTCTGTAAGTGAGACCGGTTGAAGATGACGGACAACCTCCCTCATGACGTCAGAAGCTACAACATGTCACGGATAAAGAGTTCTAACACAAGTCCTGAAGCTGTTGTTAGGAAGTTTCTTTTTTCAAAAGGACTACGATATAGGAAGAATGATTCCAGATTGCCCGGTAAGCCTGACATTGTCTTGCCCAAGTTCAAAAAAGTTGTTTTTGTCCATGGCTGCTTTTGGCATGCTCACGATAACTGTGATCGATTCAAATGGCCAAAATCAAATCTTCTCTATTGGAAACCAAAACTGTTCAAGAACAAGCAAAGAGATATTGATAATGAAGAGAAACTTCGCACTCTAGGATGGGACGTTATCGTCGTTTGGGAGTGTGAGTTGAAAACCCAAGAGTTGAGGGAAAAACGACTTTCGCTATTATACTTGCAAATAACGGGGGCTACCTCTCATGATAGCTGAGATCTTGTTTCTTGTGATGAGTGAGTGAGGTAGGCTGCAGATTCAGAGATTCTTGTCAATGATTTTCATGATTGATTTTTCAAGGACATCGTCGACCTTAGTTCTGTTTCTGAGAATGTACCCATATTTTGGACCCACTGACTCTCTAAGAAGCTTCCTGATCATGTTGTTAATTAATCTGCCTTTATCTCCCGAAAACTCCTTTACGATACTAATTCTGACTCTCCACTCATAGATGTCGTCATCCCAAATCATATCCTCAGAATAAAAGACATCACCATCTATTCTTGCTAATACGACGCCCTGATCTCCAATCAGCAGGAGAAAAGGCTCACCAATGCACCAAGAGCCGAAAGTATTTTTGTTTCCCGCAAATACATTGTATTCCTTGCACGGCTTGAACTTTTCCCAGGTTGCCAAAGAGGCCATTCTCATTGAAATTCCTCCAATAAATATTTGTCTTGATTATAGCATTATCAATCCCTTTCGAGAAATCCAATGTAACAGCATTTCTTGGTTGTATATTGTTCCTCTTTCGTGACTCGGTTCTCTATATTCAGTAATATATAGGCCAAACATTACCTATTATCTGGTTCATCAGGAGCATTTCACTATAGTCGAACATCAGAGCATCTCCCCCCAGATCCAGAAATTCTCTCGTGAAAATCGCTTCGCTTCAACGCTAAGTTAAGAGATGATCTATCACCAAATCTTCTCCTCAACGACGATTTCATAACCTCCGACAGCAATATAGAAGGTACCTTCATTGTATTTAGTTCTCATGTGTACCTAGACTGGTATTTCCTTGAGAGCTTCCTTGAAAGTAGCCGCGTTCTCTCCTATAAACCTGTCAATTTCTTGTATGATTTCCTTGAATTCTTCTGGACCAGTGCCTAGAATATCACCCTGAATTTCACCGAAAATCTCTCCCGCAAAGCACACCATTATGAATGCAGTAGTTTTCGAGACTCTTTCATCAGGAGTATGAAATCCTCTCTTTCCCTTTTCAATATAGAGACCCGCATTTCGTATTTTGAAAATCCTTCCTTTCTTGAACCACTTCCCAAATCGTTTCTCTATATTTCCATATATTCTCGTAACTCTAAGGTTGACAAATAGAGCCCACGAGACTGCTTCCAAATACTTCGCCTGATGATCTCTGAAAGTTTTCTTGGGAACTCCGCCAGTGACTTCTTGAGCCTCGTGTTCCTTTATCATCACTGCCTTACCAGTTTCTTCTATTAGTGTAGCAGCAAAAAACGCTGCCAAAGGATAGTCTTGATCACTATAGAACTTCAGGCATAATCTCCAGTACTTATGCAGAGTATAGTATATTCTGCTTTTTGGCACTCTTTGAGCCCCCTTTATCACTAAAGACTTTCAGAATTGGATTAAGGAATAGATCGCGAGTTTTCCGGCTTCAGTCAAAACAGATTGAATTACACAAGAGAGAAAGCGAGTATCCCTTAGATTATTTTCTGCATCTCCCTATAAATGAGTAGAAAAACTTTTGACGCGAAGACAACAAGAGAGAGCAGCAAAAGCAGAAGCACTAAGACTTCCTTCACACTAACACCATTCCAATCGTATTTACTGCTTCGTTGGCCCTAGTAGGAAAGTAAATCAAGAATCAGAAAACTTTCTCTTCAAACCAACAACTACCCCGATAATAGCACATTCGGCGTCCCATCTGTCTTTATCTATTCTAATAGGCTTGTACTCAGGATTCTCAGAGGTAAGAATCACCATGTCAGATCTCTTCTGGAAGTATTTTATGACGCCTTCCTGCCCGTTTATTCTGACAACGACCATCTGGCCGTTCCTGGCGACCGGCTGCTTTCGCACGAAAACTACGTCACCGTCAAGCAGTTTAGGGAACATGCTGAAGCCTGTTACTGTGAGAGCAAAATCGGCGGCTTCTGACTGATCAACTGAAGTGTATCCAACAATGTCCTCTTCCGCAGGTACGCCGATGCCGGCCGCGACTTTCCCAAGGATCGGGATCTCCTTCTGGGGTTTCAGACTAGAAGTGGAGACCTCTCCTGTAAGTCTGGCTTCAGGATCGTCAACAAGGCCGAGAAGATAGTCGACAGAAACACTCATGGACCTGGCAAGCTTCATCAGCGTATCAGCAGTAGGACTCCTTTGGCCGCTTTCATATAGAGAAAGCTGAGCCTGTGATACCCCGCTGGCATCGCAAAGCTGACTCTGAGTCATTCCTTTGGATTCCCTTGTCATCTTTAGTCTTTCCTGAAAGCTCTCCAATACGCTCACCAACACGATTATACCCCTTATAATATTCTATTTGCAATTATTGCAAAGAGAATTTAACTGATGAATATATCTCAATGTAATATTGCAAGTGGTATATTACTAATGAAATGATGGAGGTGCTCATATGACCCGACTCAAAAAGCTCCGTATTAGCCAGAACATCACCGTAACTGAGCTATCAAAGATGACCAATATCCCACAACCTTCTCTAACTCTCATAGAGAACGGAAAAAGAAACCCGTCTTTCGCAGTAGCTGACAGGATAGCATTCTACTTTCAAATACCAGTTGAAGATCTATTTCCACAGTTCAAGCGCCACAGTCCTTATCCGAAGCATACATCGAAGGCTGCTGTTTGAACGAAAAGGTCATTGATAACTGAATAGCTAACCTTGTCGCAGGTGGGACCATCCGACCGTAAAGTGGTAGGGGAAAGAGCGGGAAAACTGACGGCTCTTGAATCATCTATCGGGGTGATTCGTAACCACGAAATAGGAGGTTATTGCAATGAATAAGCTCTTGGTGCGTCATCTCGTATCAGTTTCCCCGCAGTGAATAGGATAGTGCAATCATACCGTATGTCAGTCGGGAAATTAAAACTTAAGTGTGAAATTTACAGAAGCGTGGTTGAAAAAGCAAACAAGGATAAGGAGGGCCTATGGAAGAAATATTCTCGTTCACTGATTTCGAGACAAGGGGTTCAATTCAGTTGCTAAAAACTGAGGAAGGCAGTCAAGTCATATATTTACTGTCTGACACACGTGTGTTTTGGGAGAATAACGATGACGATATCAGAAACTCCCTGCTTCTCATAACAAGTGATAGAGACAAGATGAAAGACACTCTTCTTTCACTTATTTCCAGTAATCCCAGTTACACACTTTACAGAGATGATGGTAAATCCTTGAGTAATGAGGAGATAACTGAATTACTTCAAATTATCTAGCTAACATCGAATTCAATGTCTTCATCCTTTGTTTCGATGGTATATTTCTGCTTTACGTCATCAGGAAGCCTGTCGAGGATATTTATGCATACTGTTTTGGCAGTCTTACGAACCTTTTTGTAGACACGCTCGATGCCGATGTCGTATACTGCATCTCCCGTGTGAAGACCGATTACAATGAACCCATCATTGTGACTTGGCAGAGACTTCATGCCTAATGAGTACAGAGAATGAAGGTGAATTGACTTTTTGATTTTCGATGGCACTACGTACACGAACACTCTTTTCTTCCTGTATTCAAAGGTGAAATGTGGTGACATCACAACTTTCACTGATCCTGAATACCCATCCTTTTGCTTCGAATAGGTGAACCATTCTTCAAAGACGTGATTATCTGCACAGATCCTTGCAGAATTCGCATATCTTAGCCGGGTATCGGAGCTCATCAAGTCAGCAAATCTGGTGAGAGCAAGTTGGTTTTTCTCACGCCAGTTCATCTTGTCAGGCTTCCCAGCGAAAGATCTGTCAATGAACGTTGAGGCTGTTTCAGCACCATAATTGAAGTACAGTGCCAGTGAATCGCGAAATGGCTTATACCCCATAGGCTTGTACTTCCCAGCCCTGTTGTGTTCTGCAAATGCTTGCTCATACCTTTCCACATCTTCTCCAACAAAAGATGAAAGAAACTGAGCTGGCAACTTGTAATCCACTTGAAATCCTCCTTTTCTACTTGGTAAGTAAAGCGCGGGGGAAATATTGTGGTTATTGGTGATCTAGTATTGTCATGAGTGGCACTAGTTTGGTGTACTGCGATAGTGGGGTGGAACCTTTGTACCGTCTTTCCGGGTATATCCTCGTACATATACTTTTTTCTTGCCCACTTGCGTTTTGGCCACAGTTATCACCTACCTTTCCCACTCCCCCACGCACAATTAACAGCAGGTGACACATTTATGATAGCTCATTCGCTCCATAAATCATGTTAACGACTTTCCGCACGTTCCCATACTCAGGCAGACTCGAACCCTCTTTCATCTAAACCTCCTTGATGGAACAGATGAACCCAACAACTTCGCCGGTGGAGTGACGACCCATCGGCCTTTCTGAGTATGTGAACGAGTTACAGAGTACTTTGCAGCAGCACTACTCACATGGCGTTGCCCCGGTGCCTATACGCCGGGGCCTTTTTGCAAAGCGTATCGAAAACCCAAACTAGACGAAAGGCAAATGAAGGAGGCAACTATGAACGAAGCGAGAGCTAGAAGGTTAGGAAAAGCCCTGTACCCAATAGTCAAGGAAATGAAAGAAAAGGGTCTATGGGTCTCTGAAACGAAAGAGAAGGCGAAAGAGGAGAGGAGGGATGCAGGTGCCAAAGAAGTTGTCGGTGCCGCTAAGGGAATTCCCGATAACTGACCAGGTGAACGAGAACTGGAACTCACAGGCGACATCATATGACGGCATTCTCACGATCAACGAATTCAACGGACTCAAAGGCGAAGACAGCGAGAAAGAACTCATGGAGTACATACAGAGAGAACGTATGAGGGCTAGCCAACGCAAGGACTATTACATGGCCGACGTGCTCTGCAGGGTCCTGGACTGGATGAAGACGATAGACGAATACCAGGATTCGAAGATCGTAAGGATTCACAAAGCCTTCAGGCGGATCAAGTTCGAGAACTGGCAGATGAACGCGAAGCTTCTATCTCTGGATCCTTTGAGATCGGAGAGGTACTACAAGAAGATCGACAGGCAGATCCCGCTGGGCCTAGAAGTCGATCGAGGAGTAAAGGTCTTCAGAGACGACTCAGGATGGACCCTGGGGAATCAATTTCAAACGAAGAAGGGAGGTTAGGAGAGTGGGAAGAAAGATCGAACCGCACGAGGTCGTATCACACGGACTCTATCTCTACAGAGGCAGCAACGCGCAGGTCGCCGAAGATATCTACCGCAAGGTCATCGAAGGAAAGATGAAAGCCGAATGGTACATGAACGGGGTCCTCTATCGCTGGAGCGGCCCGGGCAAGGAGAAAGTTATCAAGCTTGTTACCGCATGAAAAGGGCCGCTCAATCAAGCGACCCAAAGACATTCTTATGAGTACCAACAGAATTATAGCACAAGGAGGTATCTGAAATGGAAGCCGTTCGCTTGGCAAGCACAAAGCGTATCAGCATTGAAGAGTGGAAGCGTGAAAGGATGAAAGGGATTGGCGGTTCTGACGTGGCCGCTGTCCTTGGAATAAGCAGATGGAAGAGCGCGATAAGGGTCTATCTCGAAAAGATCGGGGAAGCTCCTGAAGAGGAAGTCAACGAAGCGATGGAGATAGGAAAGAGAATTGAAGACTTCATCGCGGACCTATTCAAGGAAAAGACCGGTCTTCATGTTGTCAGATGCAACGCGATTCTTCAAAGCAGTGAATATCCCTGGATGATCGCGAACGTGGACCGGGAAGTATATGACCCGGAAACCGACTCCTGGGGAATTCTTGAACTCAAAAACGTCTCTCAGTACATGCAGAAGGACTGGGAGGGAGAAGAGATCCCGCCCGAGGCATACGTCCAGCTCCAGCACTATCTCATTGTTACCGGCAGGACCTGGGGCTACATAGCCGGTCTCATTGGAGGCAAAAGGTTCGAATACAAGAGGTTCGAACTGGATGAGGAGCTCGCAGACGAAATCATCCGCAGGGAAGAGACCTTCTGGAAAGAGAACGTGCTCAAGGGGATCCCGCCGTCTGCAGACGCAACCGAAGACTGCGCAGAAGTCCTGAAAGTCCTCTTCCCTGAGTCAATGCGAAAGTCAATAGACCTTCCCCCGGAAGACGACCTGATCGTTGAAGAGCTGGAGACTCTCAAGGCCCAGAAGGAAGAGCTGGAGAAGGAGATCACTCTGCGTGAGAACAAACTGAAGGAGCGTCTTGGAGAAGCTGAGGCAGGCTTCACCGGAAGGTTCTGGGTCTTCTGGAAGAGCTACTACTCAAAGAGGTTTGCTCAGTCAAGATTCAAAGAAGAAAGGCCAAAGGACTATGAAGCTTATCTGGAAGATACGCATTCCAGAAGGTTCAGGTTCAAGAGAGCTGCGTGAAGGAGGTCTGCTGATGCCTAAAGCAAGTGAAATCACTTCTATGGTAAAGAAGGAAGATGAAAGAAGGAACCACAAGCCCGATCCCCTAGCAGGAATAGTCAAGAACCTCACTTCAATCAAAGGGGAAATTGCCAACGCCCTTCCGGATGCGGGAATAACTCCCGAAAGAATGATAAGAATAGTAGTCACTCTTCTCAGACAGAACAAGAGCCTCGCTGAAGCGGCCATGCAGAATCCCGCTTCACTGCTGGGAGCAGTCATGATGGCGGCCCAGCTTGGCCTCGATCCCACGAACGGACTAGATCAGTGCGCCCTGGTCCCAAGGAAGGGGAAAGTTTGTTTTGACATCATGTACGAGGGCTTAGTAGAGCTTGGTTACAGGTCAGACAGGATGGAATCCATTGTAGCGCGAACCGTCTATGAGAAAGACACCTTCAGTCTGAAGTACGGACTCAACGAAGAGCTTGTCCACATACCATACCTAGATGGAGATCCCGGCGAGTCGAAGGGCTACTACATGGTCGGCAAGCTCAAGGGCGGCGGAAACATCATAGTCTACATGACGAAGGACCAGGTCCACAAGATAAGGGACAGGTATTCTGTGGCCTACAAAGCTGGCCTAAGCGGCAGCAGGAAAGACAGCCCCTGGTTCACGAGTGAAGACCGGATGGGAGAGAAGACAGTCGTTAAGGCCGGGTTCAGGTGGATCCCGAAGTCTCCTATTATTAGGACGGCTCTAGCGCTGGATGAAACCGCTAGAGAGTGGAAACCAAGTGAGCAGGAAGAACCCGATATGTCCCTGGTAGAGGCCGAGAACATCTGGGACGTCGAGGGAGAAGAAGTGACCGAAGTAGTAGACGCTGAAGTCGTCAAGACAGGCAACGGCGACGGCAAAGCCTTGACCGGTAAGAAACCCTTAGAAGTTTGATCTCACAGCCCACCCTTTTTCGGGGTGGGCCTTCCATTGAGGTGAATCACATGTCATACATAGATCTCGTTAATCGCTTCTGGACAATAGATTCTGAATTTAGTTTCTCCCATCTTGAAGTCCATTTATACTTCAAACTTTTGGAGATAAACAACAGACTCGGATGGAAGGAAAAATTCTCTGTTTCCAATGGGCGGTTGTGTGCTTTGATAGGTACTACTCAAAAGAACCTCATTAAGGCGCGACAGAGATTAATTGACAAGGAAGTCATCGGATACAAGAAGGGTACCACTCGGGAAGCAGGAGTCTATTACTTTCCTTTTCATATGAAAAAGGAAACTAATTTGGAAAGTAATGTGAAAAAAGAAAGTAATTTGGAAAGTAATTTGGAAAGTAATCAGGGAAGTAATCCGGGGAATAATCTGGGGAACATTAATAAGACTAGACTAGATAAAGACAAAGATATTATATATATACCCGCGCCCGCGATTGAAAAAATTACTCTCCTATGGAACCAATTCCAGATCTCCAAAATTCCTGATAACCGAGAGAAAACTGAAAACTCGATTCTAGATGCCTTGAGACGACACGGTGAAGAAAACCTGCTGAGGGCTGTAAGGAACTACGCCGAGATAGTCGGCGGTAGAGAATACATTCTCAGTACTCGTTGGCAGCTTTCGACCTTCATGGAATCTCATGTTGAGAAGTTCCTGGACGAGGAAAGCGCGAAGGCTATGTACCGTATGAAAGGAGGGCCGGATGGAAGAAGCGAAAAAGACTCAAGGGACAGCTGGAAGGAACGCTTCAAGAACCCAGCAGGAACTCATACCGATGAGCGAGATCTTGAAGAGCTGCTCATTAAGTCAGAAACAGGCTCTTGAAGAGTGTCGCTCGAAATGCCCTGGTCCTCAGAAGTGTGGGACCGGCGGACTGATCGAATACGTTGAGAACGGTATTATGACCAGGGTCTTCTGTCCTGTCATGGAAAGGTACCTTAGTCAGGTGAAGATCCAGCAGAAGATCATGAACGCCCTTCCGAAGAACTTCTGGGACCGCACGTTCGCGACATTTCTTCCCAGGACTCCGGATCTCAAGGCCGCTCTCTTAGCCGCGAGAAAGTACACAGGAAAGAAGGCCTGGAAGATAGGAGCAAATCTGGTCTTCCTTGGCGGCTATGGTACCGGAAAGACTCATCTGGCCGCCGCGATTGTGAGCGATGCAATATCTGAGGGAAGCACGGCAGCCTTCGTCACTTCAACGAGTCTCACGGGGAGCATCCAGGAGATCAGCAAGAAGTTCGAAGAGCTGAAGACTATCGAGCTAGTGGCCATAGACGACGTCGCTGTAGAACAGGAGAACAAGATAGTCATGCAGAAGATGTTCGAGCTTATCAACTACAGGTACGAAGCCGAGTTAGGAACGGTCATGACATCGAATCTGAACCCGAAGGAGTTCAAAGATCTCATGGGTGAGAGGATCTGGGACCGTCTTGCCGAGAGAGTCTTCATAGCCTACATACAGGACGCCGAGAGCTTTAGAAAGCAGAGGAGAGACGAGTACGTCGACTGGCTGAATGAAGAGGGGGAATGAACATGGTTCTTGTCTGGATCTACGTCGTGGGAGTCCTCATGGCCGGCTTCCTGATTATGGTCACCGAGGAGCAGGAGAGGATATTTATCCCTCCTGAAGAGAAACTGCTTTCTTACGTAATCGGTTCGCTTCTCTGGCCGTATGTGATCATTCGGTGCCTGATCATGTGGATTAGAGGAAGGGGGCTAAAGTGAATGAAGAGCATCGATAGATACCTTAGAAGACAGAAAGAAAAGATAACTTCTCAAGGGAGGCAAGATAAGAAACTCCAGAAAAAGCAGGAAACAGACGCGAGAAGGGCCGACGAACTCTTCGGGCCAGAAGAGGAACGGGAGAAGGCGCGACAAGATGACTCGGTATGAACGCGCAGTAGTTCTGAAGAGAATAGACGGCCTCTGGAGAGAGGTATATGCGAAGAGGCTTATAAGGGAGGTAAAGAATGACCAAAGCGAGACTCGAATTCATAAATTCGGTAGCTCTCAGGCATAAGCAGATCCGGGAAGGAGACAAACCGATCACTCCAGGCGAGACGAAGAATCTTGGATACATTATGGAAGGCGTCCTCTTTGAATGCATTGAGGAGATCGAAAAGATCCGGAAAGAGAACCTCAAGCTTCGGGAGACGATTGACAGCAACGGAATTATGATCCTGAAGGACAATGAGGATAAGTACCGCCTGGACACTGTCGAGGTCGATTACTGATGAGCTTAACTCAGAGAGCAGTTTACTCCTTCCTTCTCGAAAGACTTGACGAGGCCTCAGAAGACCTTGAGGTCATTGTCGAGGGCAGAAAACTCTGGCAGGCAGCCTTCAAGGCAAAGGAAAACGCCGCACTGACATTCCCTGGCAGCGAGTGGCGGATAAAGAGGTGGATGAGGACGAATGGTAAGAAGAATATGCCCTAATTGTGGCAAAGAACAGTTTAGCAGTGTCGAACAAGAAGACTGGACTTGCAGCAGCTGCGGAGCTGAAATACCTAAAGAACTGAACGAGGTGAAGACAGATGAAACAACTCACTCTGATCGGAATAACAGTTAGAGACGAATTTGAGAATGAGATGCCGTACAAGGTTACATTGAAGGCCGCGATCTCTCACGGAAAGGGTTCGAGCAAACAGACCACAAACAGCGCCACTTCTCTCCAGATTCATCCAGGCCGCATAGACGAATTTGTTAGCGAGTTCAACGATCTCGTGCAGAAGTTCTCGAAGAAGGCTCTGCATGAAGATGGGCTCGTCGAGTGAGGTGGTTGAAGATGAAGTACAGAGTCATCCTTAAGAAGACAAATCAACTGGGAAAGGTTGAGGAGAAGAGACCTGTGATAGATGCCACGAGCCAGCATGAGGCAATGGAGATCGCCCTGAAGATCCCTGAAAACAGAGGCTTCTACGTATGGGGAGTGAAGGAAGATGAAAGTGAGAGTTAACCCTTCGCTGTTCAGATACCACGTCGAGAGGTCAGGAAAGACGATAACGGCAATCGGCGGCGACTGTAACTCTGCCAGAGTCCTTTTCAAGATCCTGACTGGCCGGACCAGGTTCACGACAATGAAGATGATCAGGAAATTCGCGAAGAACATGGGAATAGAGACGCATGAGCTTGTTCCCGACGAGAAAACGGAAAGGCTAATAAGGGCGTTCGCGGAGGTGGAGTGATGTGATTGTGATGGTACTGATCGCGCTGTTCATCCTTCTCATGGTAGGTTACGCACCGCTCATAATCTCAGGGAGGATCTCAGATGAAGAAGAAAGAAGAGAAAGCAAGGACGGAAACGGCAAAGGCGATCGGCATAGTTTATCCAACATACTTCGTGATTAAGAGGCACGAAAGGAAGATAGACACGGAGATAGAAAAGCTCGGAAAAATGAAGACTTCAGAACCGGTCTCCAAAATGTGGCTCTATCTTCGGGGACTGAAAGAGTTTATCGAATTGTATGAGCAGCTTGAGAGTGCTAACCAGACGAAGATCCTGGAAAAGATGTGAGGGCTCAGGCCCTCATTCTCCTTCGGAGGGAATTATGCTTCAGCATAGATGCGAGAGATTCGTAGCCGGAACTCATTCAGAAGAGGACCTTGTGATCATACTGCGGTCGCTGCAAACAATGTGGTCGAGGATCCTTGAAAGACCAGTTGTACTTGGTCTTGAAAATGCCGAGATAATTGTTGAATCATCCTGTGGATCTCCTACCTTCCTTTCGAATATGAGCATGAAGGATGCTTTGAGAATAAAGAGGATTATTGGAATCGAAGAGAAAGAGATCTACTATCAGGCGATCAAGCTGCTGGAGCTAATGTTTAGGAAACTTACAAAGCGCCAGATGGAAGCTATCTTCTGGCGATTGATTGACCATAGTAAGAAGGACCGAAGACCTCCGAGCAATAGGGAGCTCGCTTCCTTCCTTAACATTGACGAATCAGCGTTCAGAAGACATTTGAGGAGAGCCTGGGAGAAACTTGGACGCGATCCAGTGTATTTGTCAAACTACGTCGCGCTAAGCCTCGAATCGGATTAGGGATAAGCCATTGAAAGTGCTACACTACGATTGAGTGGCTGGATTATTTGAAAAACGCCTCAACCATTCGCCCTTTTCTTTGTAAGCGATGGGCCGTATCTCGGCCCATTTTTTTGGTTAGGTTTCGCGAGCGCTAGCTGCTAGAAATTTTGAGTAGGTCCGCAAAAATGCTATACTAGATCTAGAATGTGAGAAGTGTAGATGCATAAAGAGAATATATTGTGCGTATCTGTGTTGTCGTATCTTTGAATCCACGTGTGAGCGATTACTATAGATTATGGAGACGTTAGGCTGTTTCTGTTGCTCTTTGATTCTATCAATGTATGTGAGAAATCGCGGATGGTGTTATAATATAGTTGCCTTAATATGTACTCTTTGATTATCCAAGACCTGTAGAAACGGGTCTTGTTTGTTCGTTGAAAGGGGGTGTTTTGATGAGACTGGATTTTGAGAAAGCCGCAAGCGTTCTTGCTTATTTTGCAAGCAGAGAAGGTGCAGAAAAGCGGATAAACAAACTTAAAGCCATTAAGCTGTTCTTCTTTGCTGATAGGTTTCACTTAAGGCGTTACGGAAGGCTTCTATGCGGCGGTAGGTATTTGGGAATGAATTATGGACCAGTCAATTCACCAGTAAAGGATCTGGCAGAGCGGAGTGAATTTCTTGACATCAGGATGCTGGAGTACGCTGAGAGAGTCTTAGAAACAGCAGGACATGACATTGTTTTCAAGAAAGAACCAGATTATGAGCAGTTCTCCAAGAGTGACATAGAAGCCATGGAGAAGGCGTGGGATATTTTTGGTAAGTTTGATGGATTTGCTCTAGCGGAGATTTCGCACGCCTATCCTGAGTGGCTGTCAATGAAGAGTATGCTGGATGTTGCGGATTCTTTTGAAATGAATCTTGAAGGGTTCTTCTGTGATCCAAGTGAAGAAGGAAGAAGACAGATTCTGGACAAATATGGTTTCGCTGATGATCCATTCAGTGAAGATCCGACACGCTTAAACGTTATGCGGGATGCAGCTGAGGAATTTGGCCTTATTGAAAGTCGTGATTGCTTTGTCGAAGAAGAATGCAGCTACTAGCTACTCGTGTAATTCCCTTGTTCAGGGTTCAGTAATACACGGCAGGATGCCTGGCTTTTCAAGTAATTCTCCACACTTTTTTGTCGTTCTTAACAAAAACTCCTATGTTTGCACTGAGTTGGTTCTAATACCAGCAACTTCACAAATAGGAAAAGTTATGGACAGATTGAATGTTACCAAACAGCACGAAGACACCGTGGTGATAGTTGATCATTCGCATTTCTCTCATTTCAGTATGCAAACCGCCCTTGACTGCAACTGGCCTTTCATAGCTGAAAAAGGGAATATTCAGTCGTTATTCAACAGTCAGCAGATGGTGTTAATCGGAGTTCTTAAGCAGGATATTGTTGCTAGACTGGTTAACGGATTCATCACAAGTGAAAAAACGGAAGCGAAGTATCAGAAGCTAGTGTTGTAGATTTGCTCAAGTTAGGGATTGAATTCTTGAGGAGTTGTACGTAATTTGCAAGAACTGGGTAATCATTTTTAGTGACGCATTTTCATTCATTGTAGAGAGGTCCTTCGGGACCTCTTTTCTTATGCTGTTGCTTTACAAACCTTTACATGCCCTTACAGATAGGAGGTGATGTCATGCCTAAGCCGAGCAAAATCGAACAACATGGCCTCGAGAAGGACGTGCTCGAGTGGACTAGCCAGGGTATGTCATCCAGGGATATTTCGGCGAAGATTAGTGAAGAGAAAGACATCTACATATCGCACACCTCCATCTCGTCTTTCATCAAGTCTGTAAGGGAAGAGAGGGCTGAGACTTCAAGAGCGATCGTACAGGAACACATGCAGAAGACTCTCCCGAACGACCTTCAGCTGGTAGACGAAATGAACGGTGAGCTCTCAAAGTGGTTCAAGGACAAGTCACTATCAAAAAGGGAGAGACTGAGGATATATGACAGTCTTCTCAGGGGAATAGAAATGAAGCTGAAGAACTCCGGCGCCGGTGAGAACAGCACAGAAGACTTCCTGAAAGCTCTCAAAGAACGCTGGGGGATATGAAGAAAGAGAAGTTCCTCTCTGACATCGGGTTTGTGCCTCACAACGGTGGCCAAGAAGAGGCCTTCATGTCAGAGGCGAGATTCAAGATCTTATGCAACGGAAGGCGCTGGGGGAAGTCGTTATACGCAGCTGTAGAAGCGATCAACTATCTTTTCAGGGAGAAGAAGAGAGTCTGGGTCGTGGGACCGACTTACGACCTTTCAAGAAAAGTCTTCAGAGAGATCTATCGATACGTGAGGCCTAGGAGAAGAATATGGCACCCGGATGGTCACTGTACAGACTCAAAGTCCGAGATGCGGATCCTCACGAACTGGGGAACGGAGATACTCGGGAAATCCGCCGATAACCCTGATTCGCTCATTGGTGAAGGTTTGGATCTACTAATAATAGATGAAGCGGCCAGGATAAAAGAAGTCATATGGGACGAGAATCTGAGACCGACACTGACAGACAGACAGGGCAAGACGATAATCATCTCCACTCCCAAAGGCCGGAACTGGTTCTACAGGTTATGGACCAGGGGGAAAGACCCTCAATTCCCTCTATATAGGTCATGGCAACATCCCACATCGGACAACCCTCATATTGCACCGGAAGAGATTGAAGAAGCGAGAATGACGCTTCCTGACAGGGCATTCAGGCAGGAATATCTTGCAGAGTTTCTTGAAGACACCGGCGGCGTGTTTAGGAACGTGAGGAGACTTGTTCGAGGAACGCTTCGAGATCCGAAGGCAGGTGAAAGGTTCTTCATTGGCGTTGACCTTGCCAAGTACATGGACTTCACCGTAATTACCGTTCTGGACGAAAGAGGAGATCTCGTCTACTTCGACAGGTTCAACCAGATAGACTGGAACCTTCAGAAAGAGAGGATCAGATATATAAGCAAGCGGTACCCGGGGAAGGTCGTGCTCGACAGCACAGGAGTGGGGGATCCCATATATGACGAGCTGAGAAGGGACGGCCTGAACGTAGAAGGATTCAGGTTCACGGCCTCATCGAAAGAGCAGCTTATAAACAACCTATCAATGCTAATAGAACAGGGGAAACTCCACTATGAAGACATTCCCGAACTCATTAACGAGCTCGAGATCTTCGAGTACCAGATAACACCTTCGAGAAACCTCAAGATGAGCGCGCCCGAAGGCTACCATGACGACTGTGTCATTTCACTTGCCCTCGCTGCCTGGGGTCTACACAGTCTCTTTAGCAAGCCGGTCTTCTTCACAAGGTCAGATAAATACTGAGGTGGTAATGATGGGCATTTTCAATATATTCAGCAAGAAGAGCGAACCCAAGCCCGTTATGGGACAAGTGGGAATCGTAGACACTTCCTCATCTGGATCGACAGGTCAATCGCTCAACTCTCAGACGATTGCGGACATGAAAAGAGACGAGACAATAGCGGCCGGCCTTAGATTCATCTCGAGCTCGACGATTTCAAAGATAGGAAGCTACTCAAATCCTGACAGCAATGTCGCTCAGTTTGTCAGTGGTGTGATCGAAAACCTCGAGATCTCGCTCCCAACTTTCCTGAAGAAGATGCTTGAGGACATGCTCGCTTACGGTTGGGCCGGCGCCGAGATCGTCTGGCAGAGCTCTGAGGGAAAGCTATGGATAGAAAAGGTAGTGTCTTACGCGCCGAGTCAGATGTCTTTCTACCCGGAAGAGGCACCAGAATACGTGAAGCTAACGACTTCCAAAGGCGAGTTCCAGATCCCTATGTCGAAGATGTTTGTCCTTAGAAATGGCGAAGGCCTCTATGGCGAGTCGATTCTCAATACCTGCTATCGAGCCTGGGACTTCAAGAGAAAGCTGTTCAAGATATGGGCCATCGGACTGGACAAGTATGCCCTTCCCATTATTCACGGAAAGACAGAGAACATCTCTATGGTTGACGCAAACGGGAATCCGACGACATCGGTTGAAGTGCTGAACGAGATCTTGAGCAACTTCTATTCAAAGACGGCCGTCTCGACCGACAAGAACACCGAAATAGCCTTGCTCGAGGCGAACTCGAAGAACCTGTCCGATCAGTTCAGGGCCGCGATTGAGTATGCAAATACTCTCATTTACCGTAATCTAGGGTTACCGCAACTCCTTCTCACCAACGAATACGGAGGAGCTTACGCCCTTGGGAAGGTACATATAGACATGGTCCAGAGCTCTACACAGTCAATGGCAGAGGTGATATCCGACTCCTTTCTCGATAACGTCGTTGCCAAGCTGATTGACTACAACTTCCCCTCTGTTGAGAGTTATGGGGAGCTGGCCATCATACGGGAGCAGACACTTGAAGAGAGAAAGGCTCTGGCGGTGTTCGTTGAGACGATAGGCAGGGCCGGGATAATGGATAACCTTTCGGACGCCGACAGAAGGTGGGCAAGAGCGCTTCTTAGTATGCCTGAAGAGGAATAGCCATGAACGTCGCCACATTTCTCAAGATCCACAAGAGAGCCGAGAGCAGGATCTTGAGAGCGTTCAGCATCCCTTCTGGAGAAGAAGCGTACAGAGGGAAGAAGATCTCAATAGACCACACGGCAATCATGAACGCCCTCGAGGCCGTCTTTCTTTTGTCGAAGGCGTTGTCCATCTATGACTTGAAGCGGAGAGAAAAGCGGAAAAGAAACATTAGGCAGTACAGCGAAGACGATCTTCTTTCGGATATCCTGAAGGCGATAGATTTCAGAGAATACGAGAATATAGCGAAGCGGCCGGTTAGGGAGATAAGAGAAGATCCTATGTCTTATTTGAAGCCTTCTCCTTTTGTCAACGAGTTCTTGAAAGAATACACTTTCACACTCTCAGAGCCTTTCGAAAGACACTCGAGGGAAGTCGAAGAGACAGTCCGAAGGGGAATGTACGAGGGAAAGGCCTATCTCGATATAGCGGAGGACCTTGAGAAGGTTATGGGCGGCTACTTGAACAGGGCCGACGTAATCGCAACAACCGAGAGTACCAGGGCATTTTCCCTGGGGATCCTGGACGCGGGAATAGAATCACCCGTAACAGACGGCTTCCAGTTTGTCTCAGTAATGGACAACCACACTACAGAGATCTGCTCCCAGAGAGATCACATGATCATTCCAAAAGAGGACGCGAACCTCCTGGCGGAAAACACTCCGCCGCTTCACCCTCGCTGCAGGAGCACCCTTGTTCCTCACACGATTTACGATCCTAAAAGGAAGGCGCTCACAAGAGAAGAGTTGGAAAGGATACATAGAGAGTTTCCAGAAGCGATTCCTGTAAACAGACAGGTCGACAGAGACGTTGTAAAGGCCCTTATAAGCAGTAGAAAGAGGACTCCTATCTTGCTGGTCACCGAAGACATCAAGAGGATCGTGGAAAAGGCCAAGGAGCTTTCTCCTGAAGAATATGCAAGGCAGGTCCTGGGGGTAGAATGTGATTACCGGGGAATAGACGAGAGCCTTGCCGAAGAAATAAACGAGGTCCTCGAAGAACTGAAGGAAAAGTACCCGCAGATCTGGGAGCAGTTCGGAGGAGTCACCTCAACTCAACATTCAAGAGCGGCGTGGACGGAGTTCTTTGAGAGTAGGTACCCTGACGCTTCTCCGAGGCAGATAGCGGACGTGGTAGGCAGACAGCTGAGATCGGTCAAGCCCAATGTGATCGCTTACACCGCTCCGGGGTTCAAGAAGATCGTTGTCAAAAGCTCCTTCTGGAAGAACGCGAGTGAGTTCCAGGAGATATTGCGGGATCAGTTTGAAAAAGGGTGGCTGTGTACCAATACACCCAGAGGTTCCATAGCTCATGAGTTTGGTCACAAGGTGAAGTACTTCCTGGATGACGCGGGAAAGAAAAGAGAGTTCACTTCATGGGTCACGAGAATGAGAGAAGAGAAGGGAATCACTCTTGGAGACGTATCGAGATATGCCAGAGATTGTGGACATGATGAAGCTTTTGCGGAGCTCTTTGCGGGATATACTACCGGGAGAAAGGAAGAGGTCTTCGTGTTATTAGGCGAATGGTTGAAGGGGGTGCTATAGTGCAGTTTCAAATACCCGATTGGTGGGACGAATGGGTTGTGATCGATGAAGAAAAGCTCATGAAGGGTGAAGACGGTTGGTCTCTCAAAGAGGGGGCACCGGCAAGAGTAAAGAGAGAATTCAAGGCGACTATTAAGATGATAAAGATGTCACAATCTCCGCACAAAGACTAGAATGTGAAGAAGATAATGCTCAGGAGGCGAAAGCCTCCTTTTCTTTTGGAGGCTAGTGATGTATGTGATTATCGACGATGAACAAGATAAGGGTTACTTCCAAATCATTGACAAAGAAAGACTTCGAAATTCAGATCTCCTCATTGTCCCGTTCGGCTTCCCAACGATCACGCAGGCCTTCAAGTGGCTTAACAGCAACTACCTAATCTGTTGAGGTGAAAAGAATGATAGAGAAATATCTTGCAGAAATCGCTAAGACCGGCGGCTTCTGGTATCGCCTCCTGCCATACATGGAATTTGAGGATCCCAGATATGGAAAGGTCTCACTGACAAAAGAACTGGCTCAGAAGATCGAGGAAAACTTCAAGAACGGGGTCCCGGCGTATGAGCTCTCACTGGACATAGAACACGGGAAAAGTCCGAACCATCCGGGTGCTTATGGAAAGATCTCTAAGGTGGAGGCCAGAGAGGACGGCCTCTGGGTCTACTCAGAACCGGACGAAGAGGGTGTGGAGCTAATAAAGCGAAAGAAGTTCAAATACATGAGCGCAACTTACGCTGAGAAATACATGGACAAGAAGACGGGCAAAGACGCGGGGCCGGTCCTCAGGGGAGCTGCCCTCACTAACATGCCGGCGGTACCGGATATGGAGCAGATAGTCTACTTTTCAGAATTTGAGAAAGAGGAGGAAGAAGAAATGGACTTCAAAGATCTCTATGAAAAGTCCCAGAAGGAACTTACAGATCTTCGAACGGAAAGGGACAAGAAAGAGAAGGAACTCTCAGAAACCCTCGCTTCGGTGAACAAGGAACTCTCGGAAACCAAGACAAAGCTCGAGGCCCTTGAGAAAGAGAAGAAGGAAGCCGAAGAGAAGCACTTCTCTGAGAAAGTAAGCAACTGGGCAAAGGGCTGGACCGACAAGGGAGTCATGCCGGCCGTCCTCGAGAAGATCAAACCGCAACTCAAGAAAGAAGAGGACATGAAGTTCTTCGATGACATTCTCGAGAACACTGAGAAAGTCCCGCTTGGCCAGAGCGGATCGCAAACTGGTGGCGAAGACGAGCTCAAGAAGATTGCCGACGGAATAGCCGGCAGAGTGAACAAACAATCGCAAAAGGGAGTGAAAAGGAATGCCTGAAGGGATAAGTTATCAGGACAGCAGTTTCAAAAAGGTAGTCTCTCTGGTTCATCCCGATGTCAGACAGAGCTTCAATGTTTTGGGCGGAGTCGGCGGATCGAAGATCGAAGCGGGGACTATCTTTGGAAAGATAACCAGCGGAGAAGATGCGGGAAAAGTCAGGCCTCTGGGTCTTACCTACATAACTCAGACTGAGGCAGAAGCAGCCAGCACTTTTCTAGTGGCGGATGCTTCTGTGCTCAAAGTAGGAGACTCGATAAAGATCACGGCCGATGGTGATGCTTTGACTATCACCGCGGTCGATACGGAGAACAACACCTTCTCAATCGCCACTGAGGACGCTTTGACAGCGACCGAGAACGACGAAGTGATTGTCCAGGACGGTTCTGATGAGGCCTTCGCGGTTTCGGTCGAGCCGATAGATGTCGCTGGCGCCGCCCAGCCAGTCTCCCTGCTAATCCACGGAGCCGTGTACGAGGAAGCGATCACCAACCTTCTTCTCGCGACACAGCTAGCCAGCGCGAAGAGTGAGCTTTTCGCGAGGCTCTGGTTCATCGAATCATACTAATAAGGAGTGAACAGAATGGCAACTATACCAGATGTCTTTCACTACAGGACATTGACCGAAGCCATAAAGCAGATCAAACCGGTCCCGAGGCTTCTTGTGGACCTGCTCCTCAAGAGCTCGAGGTCAAATCCGGCCAAGTACGCCGCGACGAAGACCATTGAGTTCGATATCAAGAGAGTGGGACCGATCCTTCCGAGATTCGTGAAGAGGACGAGCCCGGCGCCTGCCAGAAACCTAAAGAACTACACCCACGTGGCACTTGAGCCACCCACGGTGAAGTTCTACGACGACATAACCTACGACGAAATCTGGACTATGAGGGATGCTGGAGAACCGCTCACCCAGGTCCAGATGGATCATCTCAGCAACTGGATAGCGGACACTCAGAAGGAGCAGAGAGAGTCTATAACTGCAGCCTGGGAGTGGATGCTCGCCCAGATCCTCTTGACGGGAAAGGTCACCTATTCGGGAACCGACACGAAGTTCGATTACGACTTCAAGATGGACTCGGGCTTCATGGGAGAATCTTCCGACTGGTCAGATCCGACTTCGAAGGCTCCTCTCACGGATCTCAGAGAATGGAGAGTCGAGATGGCAAAAGAGACGGGAGTCATGCCTACACTTGCATTCGTCACACCCGACGTTGCCAAGGTTCTCATAGAGAATTCTGCTCTCGAGAAACTTATGGACAACAGAAGGATCGAAGCCGGAAATCTTACCTATGACTTCCCGTTCATAGGGAACATCCAGGGCCTGAACATCTATGAGTTCAATGAAACCATAGTGAATGAAGCCGATTCAGAAGTCGATCTCCACGGAGACGATGATCTCTGCATTCTCACCTCTCCAGAACTCTTCAAGCCCTTCTACGCTGCTTCATTTAGCGAGAACGGGCCGGTCCTGGGAGAGATCTACTCTTACTCAGAGAACATTGTGAATCCCGGAGGGAAGAGAGTCTTCGCCGAGAGCCATGGCCTTCCTGTGATACTTCATTCAAAGGGTGTCATAAAAGCTGCAATTACAGTGGCCTAAGGGCTGATGCCTTATGATCGACGTTGATGCTTTTGTCCTAAGCTTTCCCGAAAGTATAAGGGCAAAGATAGTCGATGATGTCTTAGAAGCGGTCGAGGGTTTCCTCTCTGAAGGGGAGACCCTTTCTTCTTCTATCGAGGCATCTGACAAGGTCAAGGAAAAACTAGCGATTCTTTATGCAAAAGCCCAAACCTATGAGAAGCTTTCAATGCTAGAGCTCGCTCAGAACACTTTTGCACAGTATTCTCAGCTTGTAGCCCAGGTCCAGGCAGAGAGAAGGCTGAATATACAGATGCCTTCTTCAGTTCCCGGTCCGGGCTTTTCGATGAATACCGCTCAGCAGTTGTTCAAAGATGAAGACATAGAGAAGTGGTGATCTATGCGAATCGAAGTCAGGACCGAAGAACTCGACAGGCTCTTGAATCAATATCAGAAAAAGCTTGGTGACCTAACACCCGTGATGAGGGACAGCGCCAACGTGATGCACTCCTCTGTCCAGAGAAACTTCGAAGAAGGCGGGAGACCTGACAAGTGGCCGGATCTTGCCGAAAGCACGAAGAGGTACAAGGCCAAGCATAAAGGTACACCTTACCCGATGCTCGTATTCTCTGTGAACGTTCCTTCATCTAGAGGTGGGAGAGGCTACCGGACCAAGAAGCTGAGACAGAGCATACACCCTCAGTGGGGAAGAGGCCACGCAAAAGTTGCTACAAATGTTGACTACGCAGTCTATCACCAGGAGGGATACGGTGTTCCTGAAAGGCCTTTCATGGTCTGGCAGGCTCAGGATATAAAGAACATCGAAGATCTCTTCGGGAGGTATCTGAAATGACTGAAGAGCAGCTGATACACGTTAGGGAGACAATTCTAGATTCCTTAGAACAGTTTCTGATTGACAACGGCCTGAAGGAAGTGCTGCAGGTGCCGCATATTGAATTCGTCCGTCACGCTCCGAAATTAGATGTCTGGGATCACTTTCCGGCCGTCGTGATTTCCCCATCGACTTCCCAGCCTCTGGAAGGCGTGGGCGTGAGAAACCTGCGAGAATTCATGGTTGAAATCACCGCGCTCTTCAAGTCAGAGTGGTTCGACTGGGAGATACAGAGGCAGCAGCTGAGGTTTTCGGGCTTCATGCACGCTAAGTGCGGCTCAATAAGATTTCCTGTGATAGACGGTGATGTCACGAGGTACTACCTGTGTACTTTCGAAGACGAAAGCTATTTAGACTACTCTGAGCTTCCTGACTACCAGGTCAAAGCGGTCGGCGTCAGGTTGAAGTTCAGGATCCAGTAAAGGAGTGAATGACAATGGCTCTTACCGGAGCTGATGTATATGCAAGAATCACAAAAGATCTTACAACGTACGATTGTGGCCTTGTCTCGGACGTGAAGCCTTCTATAAAGACCAGTACCCTCCAGAGGACAGGTATAGGCAACGTGAAGAGGGCGAGAATCAATGCCCACGACTATGAGGCTTCATGGAGTGGAGATGTGCCGGACGGCGTTCTTCTCGCGGCGCTTCTCGGAAAAGACAACGTCTTTGATGTCCAGGTTCACGACATCGAACTGCTTAACGCAGTTGTGAAATCGTTGAGGCTGGCCTTTGACGAGAGAAACCCTCTCACATACGCTGTGGACTTCGTTGGAGAAGACATGGACAGCATAACCGCCCTGACAGAGGCCGACATGGAACACGTCAAGGGATTCTTTGTCATGTCGGACGCCACGATAAACTTCAGCGGATCCGCCAACACAGTAGTAAAAGCCGACATAGCCGCATCCAGAGAAGTAGAAGCGGTAAGGGGAGCTTCTCTCGATCCACAGGATTTCTCAAAAGGTCCTTTCATATTCGAAGGGACAATCACGGTGTCGCCATCGGCATCGTTCGCAGACGTCCTGAAGGGGAAGTGGCTTCCCTCAGACACTCCGTTCACGTTCAGCGCGGCCTTCTCTGCCCAGTTCTACGACGAAGCAGGCGATCCTTACGCTTCGCCGACCACCGTCACGATCTCATGCAGCGGAATGGTAGCTAGCGAAACTTCGGTGAGTCTAGGATCGACTGGTCCCGTTGAGATCCCGATAAAGATGAGCATCGAAGCTGTGACGGTATCATAAGGAGGGAGCCTATGCCGAAAGTGAACCATGAAATCATCACACCTTTCTACAGAAGGACCGTAAAAATCGGTGGCTGCAACATCACCTTCAAACCACTCCCGGGCTCGAAAGTGTATCTCTTGAGTCCTGCTCTTAAGCTTGCTCCAAAGCTCGACAAGGGCGGACTTGAGCTCACTCCTGAAGAGATCGACGCAGCTCTCACGCTCTGTGAGACTGTGATCGATAAATGGGACTTCGCTCCAGAAGGGAAAGAACCAGTCGAAGTGTCGAAGGAAAACATCGGTCTCTTTCCATTTGCCGACCTGATGCTAATCTTTGGAAACGCGATCAGAATGGCATTCCCGAAGGGCGATCTCAGCGATTTTCAGAAAGGCTCCGAAAAGGAGCCAAAGACGACTACGAAATCCTTATCTGGAAAGTCTTCGCGCAATCAGCCTGGCTAATAGGGAGTTTGCCCTGGGGCTGGGATACTCCTCTTATAACGATCATAAAACTAAGCAAGACTCAAGGAGAGATGCTGTATGGCGGCAAAAGCTGAAGTATCAATAGTCCTCAGAGCGGTCAACTACGCTTCTGAAGAACTGAATAAAGTCAAGCAGCAGACTCAGGGTCTCAGAGAAGTAGGTGCTCAGCTTCAGCAGACCGGTCTTACAATGATGGGCTGGGGAACTGCTATCGCCGCTCCGTTTGGTCTTGCCTTGAAACAGTTCATTGGCTTTGAGGAAGAGATGAGGAACGTAAACGCCGTCATGCAGGGAACCGAAGAAGACTTTCAGGCTCTTTCAAAGACAATAAACGATGTAGCCATGAACTCCTCGTTTATGACGAGCGAGATCGCATCGGCCGCTTATGCGCTGGCTTCTGCGGGAAAGAAGAGAGTCGAGATAGAAGCAATGATAGGACCCGTCTCGAACCTCGCGGAAGCTATGCACTCTGAACTGAGACCGACCGCGGAGCTTGTGACCGACACGCTCGACCAGTTCGGCATGACTGCAGAAGAGACTGCCAGGGTAGTCGATATTTTTGCGACTTCGGTAGGCAGCTCTCCGGAGACTCTGGAAAGGCTCGCTTACGGAATGAGATACGCCGGTTCAACTGCGGCCGGATTCGACTACTCTCTCGAAGAGACAGTCGCAGCCCTCATGGCCTTTGAGACCGCGGGTATCCACGGGGAGCAGGCCGGGACGACGTTCAGAAATGCCCTGGCAAGACTGGCAGCGCCAACCAGTCAGGTTACTGAAGCTCTACAGAAGTACGGTCTCACAATTGATCAGGTGAATCCAGCCCTGCACTCCTTTGTCGAGATCCTTGAGACGATGAGAAGAGCAGGGGTCGACACTACCGGTGCATATGAGATCTTTGGCACAGAAATCGGTGGAAGGATGGCGGCTGCCATTTCGACCGGAGTCGAGAAGATCAAAGAGTTCACTACAACGCTTGAGGATTCAGCGGGAGCGGCCGAGAGAATGAAGGAAGAACAGCTGAGCTCTCTTGCCGGGCAGTTCAAGCTACTGAAGTCGTCTCTCGAGTCTCTTGGAAACTCCTTCGCGGCCTTGTTCAAAGACGAAGTTAGTAACGCAATCAACTGGATTAGAGATCTTGCCAACTGGTTGAACAACCTTGATGAAGGCACTAAGAAGCTGATTGTGAACGTAGCCAAGTGGGGCTCCATTCTCCTCATTGGAGCGGGAGCTGTCAACTTCCTTACAGGAACCGTGATGAAGACGATTGCCTCCTTCAAAAACTGGGGAGCGATTCTCGGAAGTTTAATCAAGCTGATCTCGGGAAAGGCAGCAGCGGCGGGAGCGGCTGGACAGGCACTGACCACTCTTTCAGGGACCGCAGGAAAGACTGGAGTCTCGCTGGCCGGAATAGGTTCTTCAGTGGGAGGACTAGGCGCGAAACTGTTAGCCTTCGCGACCGGACCGGTAGGGATAACGATCGCGGCTATCGCAGGTATAACTGCCGGGTCAATCGCTCTGTACAAGGTAATGGACGACCTCTCGAAGGACTGGTTCTCATCTGACCTTGAGAAGGCACTGAACCAGACGAGAGAAGCTGCAGACGGGACAGTTGAGACAATGGAAGAGGTCTCCAGGAAGTTTTCGACTCTGTCTTCAACTGCGGAGAACGAGAGCAACAGGCTATCGGGAACCATATCTGGCACCTTCATGCAACTGCAGGCAGCGGTGCAGGGCTTTGATGTCATAAACTCGACGGTCGCTGTGAAGTCGGCTATGAATATGCAGAAGATTGCGGAAGAGGCCGGTTACACAGGAAACGCTTTCAGAGATCTGGCTAAAGAATTCTCTGAAAGTCTGACTCTCTCAAGTGATGAAGTCGTTGAAAAGCTCAGAAGAGTCATGGATGAAGTCGACTCGGTCGCTCTGGATACCGAAGCGACTAACAAGAGGATTTCGACCGCGGTGGAAGAGGCTAACCAGTCGATGGTTAACACCACCCGGGAGACACAGTCTGTTCTGGCGAATCTTTCAAGTTCGTACGATGAAGCAGCAAAGTCAGTAATCGAAGCCACTAGCCAGCAGGTGAGAGCGATAGATACGGTTCAGCTTCAGGCCGTGGGTTCGACTGAGGCCTTTGTTACCATGATGGAGACACAAAAAACTGCGGCGACAGAGGCATCCAATGAAATAGGTCTCGCGCTTGCTAGAGTGGCCGTGAGCATGTCCGAGCAGGGAAAGCTGTCTAAAGACCAGGTGGCAGGCATAAATGAACTATTGGATGAATACGCAAGACTTTCCGAAGAACTGGATACCGTTTCAGAACACTTTGGAGCGAATTCCTCACAGGCTATGTCTCTGAAAAGCAGCCTGAATACTCTCAAAGAAGAGATTGCTGAACTGGGCTGGTCCGCCGGCGAGAGTGCCGTGAGGTTCGGCAACGTAAATGAAGTACTCCAGGAGACCGCGAAGGAAGTCGAGAAGACCGGGGGGAACATAAACGACTTCCTGTTCGGATCGGACAACCTCGAAGCTACGAACGTCGAGGTCTTCGAACGGGTTAGAGACCAGTTCAAGGGAACGGAGAAAGACTCGATAGCTCTCGTCAACGCCTTCCAGAAGCTCACAAAACCCGCCAAGATGTTCGGCAATGAAGTCGATGTCATGGGGGTTGCGATGGCCGACTTCGGCGTTGAACTAATGAAGAACAATGTACTTGTCACGCACCAGACCGAATGGTTATCAACTCTCGCTAATTCGATAGCTCAGACAAGGGAAGAGTACAGGGAAGCTGTCAAGCAATACGGGGAGAACTCAGAAGAAGCGACCAAACTCAAAGAAGCCCTCCAGGAACTAGAGGTCATCTACGGAAGGCAGGGAAAGGCGGCTGCACAGTCGATCTTCGACACATACGGTTTCGGTGAGACTCTAGTCTACCTTAGAGAAAACCTCGGTCTTACCGGGGAGGCCTTGGCCAAGATGCTAGGTATCGCTGACTCAAAGGTCCTCAGTTCCGATGCGGCGGCTATTAATGAGCAGTGGAAGAAAGTCAACGAAGGATCCAGTTTCGCGTCGGCCGCTCTGAAGTCGATACAAGAAGACTCTAAGGCCGCGTCCACAAAGCTTAGCGAGATGGCAGATTCGACTACCGAGATCTTTGAGAAGCAGAAGAAGTCAATAGTCTCCCTCAGAGAAGAACTGGACACACTGAAGACCAAGCAGGTCGAGTATCTGGATGCCCTAGCGAAGGCAGAGGCCGAGGGCGATACGAAGGCGATCGAGAATTACAGGAACAGACTGGAAGAGACCGCTAACGCGGCCGGGTCTTTAGCAGAGAAGATTCAGACGCAGACGGATGAGATGTCCGAGTTCTACAAGATCTTCGAGGAAAATGCCGGGAAGACCGGCGAGTTCGGTGATGCGCTGAAGGAGATCGAACCGGAACTCGAATCATTTGCGTCTTCTCTGAATGAGATCGAGGTCGAATTCGACGAGACCTGGTCGAATATAATCTCGGCATCGAAGAACGGAGCAGATGCAGTTATAGCAGAATTCAGACGAGCCAGCGATGAGATAGTTGGACACTCTATCGTGCCTGAGATGAAGACAGAGATAATCCGTGAAATGGTAGAGCTTGCCACCGGAATGAGAGATGAAGCCTCGAGAGGTGCGGCTAACTCATTGGCATCGTTCGCGGATCTTTCTGACGGTCTGAGGGATTATCTCTCACTCATGCAAAGAGAGGCTTCTTCCTTCTCTATGGACAGCATAACAACGGTCGCGGCCGAATTTCCGGAATACTTCTCGAATCTCTCACATGAAGCGACAAAAGCCGTGGGAAACATGAAGGAGTTCTACGACCTCCGTTGGCTAGACGACGTCTATAGAGGTACGAATGACAAGACGAGAGATATGTCTTACACCTTCTCGCAATTACAGAGTCAACTCAGGGACCTTTCCGGTGAGCTGGGCGACTTCATTCCTTCGGGGGCTGATCTGAGCGTCCCTAAGATTGAAAGGAAGAAGGAGTACCACATCTTCCTTGACATAAAGAAGGAAGAGTACGCTGACAAAGACGAATTGATACGTAGGATTGCCAGGGAACTGGAACTGGCAGGTGAGATTTGATGGCCTTCGTTGAGAATAGATACGTAATCGAAGTGAGAACGAGCGGCGGTTACCTCCTTGTCGATTCGGTGCAGGGCAGCGAGAGAGCCGGCTTAACTCCTTTCACCGGCTCTTTTCGCTGTCGACTTCCCGATCCCTCGCTAATTTCGAAGGGACAGACAGTGACCCTGGAACTCTGGCACAACTCGAGGCTAGACGGAGGCTCATTTGTAGAGACTATTGCCGAAGTAGAGATCGAGAGAGTCAGGAAGACTACAAATGCCATGAGCCACGTCACCGTCGAAGCTGAATTCAAAGACAAGCTTGCCAGGTATCTCGAGCAGGAAACTGACATCCTCATGTTCTCTCTTGATCCCGGTCTTACACCGGCGGGAATGGCCCAGGCTATCTACCTTGGGACTCCATATGAAGCGGATGTATCCGCTATTGTAGCTGAAGAAAGCGATATGCGAGCGAGAGACTTTCAGTTCAGTGGCTCTTTGAGAGAAGCGACGATCAAACTCGAGCGGATCCTGGGTGCAAGGACCCTCATAAACCACTCGTCAAAGACTGTGAGGTTCATTCCCGACTACTATGACGCTTCTTCTGTTATCCTCGATGGCGTCATGGAGAAGACCGAGATTGAGGCCGGGGACGTTTCCTCCGGGGTAAAGCTCACCGGCTTTCTGAACACGATCCCTCTGGAAAAGGCGCTTGTGAGACACTACAACCTTCGGGCCGAGTCCTGGTCAGTGATTCTCACGAAAGAGCTGTACACTACAGAAAGCGATCAACAACGCGTTAAGTACACCGGTAAGTGCAGGACCAGCGTGAGAATAGACGAAATAGACAAGATCGATTCCATAAGCACAATAACGTATGGCTTTGACTATATCTCCCTTGATCAACTATACACGGAAGAGGAGTACGACCTTTTCGAAGAAGAGCCCTCCGGTGATCCTACTTACAAGATGTATCTTGTATGGAGCCCGGAATCAAACGAAGTATCAATTTACCGAACGATCATTCTTGACTATGTAGCGGGCTCCTCCTGGGACTGGGGAGAAGCGAGGACGCTGTGGAAGATGAAGAAGTTCTGTGAGAAGTACCTCGGGCTGTATTTGAGGGGAAATGTGTTCAAGTTCCCGATCGAATTGCAGGTAGGACCGGAACCTAGAGAACATTACAGTACGAACGAGCCGGCTTCTGCAGTCGCGGCATTGAGACTTGCGAATCTTCTGTATGCGAAGAAGAGTTATCAGAAAGAGACGAAGCTAGAAGTGACGCCGTCTGAATATGTAAGACCCGGAGGGAGAGCAACACTTGATGGACGTTCATATGTGATCGACGGAATCTCGTTCTCCTCTCACCCGTATGAGGTAAGCCTTTCCCTTCTGGAGGCGATTTGATGCGAAAGAATGACATAGAGAACATCGCGAGGATCCTGAGAAAGAAAGCGTTGGTCAGGACCGGCACGATCGTCGGATTCGAGAATGACGGCAAGGTGGTGCAGGTTCGATTCCACGATACGAAGCTCCCTGAAGGACAGTTCGAGAGAAAACTCGTCTGTGAAGGGATAATCGAAGGAAGCATCTTCACACTTATACAACCAAATTTTAGGAGGCCCGTCTCCGATCTCGTCGATGTGGAGAAGGAAGTCGGAGCGGGCAAATTCAAAGGCTTAATGCTGCCGCTTGTGGGATTCGAGGCCTACCCTGATGGTTCAGAGAACCCGGATTGCATAATCGGGCTCTTCGAACTCCCTGGAGGTTCCATTTACAAAGAAGTTCTTACGGAAGCGAGCCATGACATCCTTATTCCTGGGTACGGCACCTTTCCGAGCCAGAAAGTGATAGGGGAAGATGAAATCAGGCGAATAGAACTGCTGCCGTGGTTCGGTCCTCATCGCTTTGGAGATGTCTTGAGGATCGCTTCTACAAGCAATAAGAACCAAGTTCATACAACTAAGGAGGGTCTTCAGAAGAATGGGATCGCCTTCATAGACAAAGTGATGTCCATTAGAACTCCCTCAGATGAATCAATGGAACCATCGAGACTCTTCAAGACTCTTGCCGATTCCACTCTCGTTGTCTCGAACTATGCGGATCCCTTCAGCTTGCCTGTAACGGACAAACACTTGTTGGCAAACTGGAGCGACATGCTCCTCTTCTGTGAAGGATTGAGCATCTTCGAGTATTTCGAACGCGAGCTGATCTTGGTAGCCACTAGATACAGATTTCTTTCGCAGTCGGCAAGACCTGAACACGTATATGCGACAAGAAGCTACAACAAAGCCAGAAGGTTTCTGATAAGGACCGAAGACGGTCTGTTAATGAGCAGGGAACTTATGCTTCCATGGATACAGAATTCCAGTTCTCCGCCAAACCCTCTCGATCTCACTTACGATCAGAGCAGATTCATGTATTACGGTGCCTTGAGAATAAGCAAGATCAGTTATGATCTCTCTGACAATACAGTCAAAATCACCGGTGATCCAATATGGCTAGAAGAACCAACATCTGGCAGGGCCGCTCTTCTCCCCAGCAACGGGTTTCAAGTTGAGTTTCTTAATGATCCGAAGCTGACGGCTGCTATTCCCAAACTTAACAGATCCGGGGGCTTCTATGGGATAGAGAGGACTGTCTCGGCAGATGAATACGAGAATAACAGTCTAGAAGCTTACCAGGCATTTGTGCCGGAGTCTGATCCGTTGCAGGCCCACTTCAGAATGGGAAGCAGGCCGGAGGTGTGGATCTATTACGAAGGAAGTGTGTCTGCTAAAGAGAGAGTTGCTTACTCTGATCCTGTAATAGTCGAGTATGACTGGGAGCTGGGAACTCAGGAGATTCAAGTATTGATTGCCGAAGGCTCTTTCAGGCCATTCTTCATTGTCGATCCGCCAGAGAGATTGGACTCCTTCAAAGCTCAAGGCGGACTTATACACAACTGGGAAATGACTAGCCTCGTCACCAATCCGGCAATCATTCCGCACATGGAAAGCCTTGACAAGGGTATCGTCTCGTCATTCCTAACTCAGGAGGAATACGCACAGGGGGTAAGGCTTAAGAGCGAGGTCACTCTGAAACTGTCAAACATTGATCTTCCAACAAGCTGGCAGAGGTTCCATGTTACGGCGATCCGCGTTGACAGCTTCAACAAGAGGTCAGACTATTTGTTCGATCCTTACAGCGCCAGATGCCCGTTCTTCACAAAGTCAATTAACGAAGTCGCGGATATTGGAGACAACTTTCCCGCGATTCTAGCGAAAGTTGGGATAGGTTTTTCTGACTGGAATTTCACTCCACGGGTATTCCTGAACTATGAGCAGCTATTGAACAGAAAGACTTATTCTCATCCTCTGGACTTGGTTCAGGTGAAAGAAATGTACTTTGCCGGCACCGTAATTGAAGGGAAACCCTACAAGCTGCCTGGATTCGACATGCTGGACCCGAACGTAACAATGGAGTACAGCTACGGAGAAAGAAGCCACATAGACTACGGCTATGATCCGTCTAGCGGTGGCTACGAAGCACCCTCGGACATGTACAAGACAACTACTCCGAGATATGACACAGGCGCTAACGCAACCAACAGGTGGGCTCCGGACGACATAACCCTCGATATCGATCATGTGGATGTCTACAAGATAACGGGAGCTTCGTACGACACTTGGACGATGAACTGGAACTGGACTTGGGAAGAGGTGCCGTGCCGATCGATCCCCGGTTCTGAGATTCAGAAGGTCGAACCATATCCGAATATAATGGTCCCCATTTTAGCAGGTGAAATGACTGAATTGGGAGGTCGCTGGCACCTTCCGAGGCTTGTGATCTATTACAAAAGACTGAAAGCTGGGGCAGGACTTTCGGCTGTTCCGTTCTTCTACATGAGGTTCAGATCGATTCCTGAAGCCATAGTGGAACTGCCGCTGGCTGAAGCAGAGAAAGTCATAAGGCCCGAAGACTTCGGCTTATTCCCTCCGTGGGTCGTCCAGCAGCATCTATCAAAGAAACTCGTCCCAAGATTCGAACCTATCTACGGGCCTATCGAGTTTCCTGAAACAGACGATTCTCTAATGAATTCGATAAGGACAGAGATGACCGGAATAGTCGGCGCTACTGGAATATCCGGGTTCATTGTGAACGGGACTACAAAGCACAGCTTAGAGGCCAGCAATCTCAGCCTCGTTCTAGAGGGTCCTCTCGGAAACGACGAGGCTTTATTTCTTCCCCTTGAAGAGAGCCCTGATCACCTATATGAATTTTCCAGGGGTGCATACACGAAGTTTGTTGAGAATTATCCCATCACAGGCGAAATGGTTCAGCCCAGCACAATGCACACTCAGTTTGCTGAACTCGCGAGTAACGTGAGGATCTCCAGGCTTAGATTAGACAGGGCAAAGCTCATGTTCGACAAATTGATTCTCAACGATAACCTAACGTCACCGGTAATAAATCCTCCCTACCACAGAACATTGGAGTGATTAGCGTGTCAATTCCCATCAAGTCAAGGATAAGGTTCATCCAGAATGGAGCTGAAATGAATGAGTTGACAATGGAAACGGGGCAAGTCCAGCTCGTCGATGTGTTGACGGAAGTCTACTTGAACGACTCTTGGAATGAATCTCCCGCAAGCCTAGAGGTTTCAGTGGTCTCCTTCGACGGAGAAGCATTCGAAGAAATGCTAACTTGCTCTACTGAAGAGAATGTCGTCACAGTAGTCTCTGATCTGCCGATCGGTACCTACTATCTTCAGGTTAGGGCTGTATTCGCTGACGGAGAGGGCTTTATTGGCTATGAAAGAATTCAGCGACTGAAGCTCAAAGTAACAGTCGACAGGAAGTGATCGAATGGCGATTCCGACATTACTCCACATTGACTATGAGATTCATGAGCCAGACTACTGTAGGGCAAGGATATTTATCGGCGTAGACGATGAATGGTCAGGCGAACTCTATGGCGATGGCACCTATGCAGCATTGCTTACTGAACTAGAACACGTCCTGCGAATCTCAATGTATTCGATCAACGTATATGGTGAAGGACCTTCAGTGTACATTACAAGAGCCACATATGGAGATCTCGATCTACTGGCACAAGGTATAGAGTTCTGGACAAAGGAAGGAAACGGGACGGTAGAACTCGTTGAAGGCCAGCTGAAGATAACCTCTCCAAAGTCAGAATACACAGACGCAATTGCCACACTGCCCGCGGTTCCGCCTCAGGACTTTCAAATCTCGTTTGATTGGGAAGTCTCTAGTGAACAAGACTATGACTTTCTGGAAGGATTTTTCGATGAGACTTTGATGTTGAAGAAGAGCGGTCTGGATTCAGGAGTCATGGCTTTCACGATACCATCCGGTCAAGGATTTACTTTGCGATTCATGTATGTGAAAGATTCGAGTTGGGCAGAAAATGAAGACTGCGGAAGAGTGGGGAACATCGTTGTGGGAGGAGAGAACTGGCTCGCAAACGGTCTCGAAGGTTGGACTCTTGGTGGCGATGTACTTCCTGTGCTTCTTCCTGATGGACGTGTAGAGCTTAAGTGCTCAGACGATCAATCTTCATGGATGGAGCGCACTTATGTGCCTCCCCCAGACCAAATGATCACCAACGTCCGGATCAGGCACATGTCAGACGGTCAACAGATAAGCCAGTTCGCTGTCGAAGCGCTTGACACGTTCTTCATAGATGCTGTTGTGGAAGGGTTTGATTTGGTTACAGGATCCTGGATACCAGTAGAGCCGACCCTGGTCGAGGCCAGATTGGAAAGATACGATGAAACCGGGTTGTTTGAGCAAATTTCGGATAGCCAGGTCTTTGCTCATCCAGACGATTTCTTCCGGCTCCTTCAGAAGTGCAACGCTCCTCCTGGGAACTACTATCTGAAGACCACGGCCACATTCGGAAGTATTACGCAGATTGAAAGACTGAAGATAAAAGCAAGGGCAAACATCTGACCGCCGGAAGGCGGTTTTCTTTTGGAGGGATATTGATGGCAAGTAACTTCAATTTGACTCTGGACACCACTGGACCTGCGAATCCACAAATCATACTCGAGAGTGGTGCTCAGTATGCCACACAACAGCTGGTCACGGCTGCACTGTCTTGCAGCGATGCAGACAAGACGGGTTACCAGATAAAGATCTGGGGAGACGTCGATACCAGTTATGACGCAGACGTTCAGGATTCTGAAGTCAATTCCAACTGGATTAGCTGGACTGCATCGAAGCAGATAAAGCTGGCTTCGGGAGACGGGTCCAAGACAGTCTATTTCAAGGTACGTGACGATGTATGGAATCAGTCCGGTCAAGCGTCAACAAGCATTATTCTGGATACAACCAAGCCGATCGCCACGATCTCCGGTCCAGACGTCAGCAAGATTTCGAAGATCGCTGGAAAGAATGTAGCTTCCTTCTCCTTCTCGGTAGACACAATTTTCGACGAGTTCAAGGTGAAGGTAGTGAGTTCAACCGGAGCCAGCCATGACACTGGAACGCTGATACCGACTGCAGGTGGTTCGACGAACATGAGCGGTAACGAGGGTAACTACCCCGCCGCTACCCCGATAAACTGCCAGATCACCGGTACCGATCTCGAAGCGGCCAGCGCGGGTGACGGACAGAAGATCATCAAGGTCTTTGTTAAGGATCAGGCTGGTAACTGGTCCGTGTAGTAGAAGCGGAAAAGATCGCCGCACTATTGGAGGGCTGTCATGAATAACTACTTCTTTCTTGAACTGGATACAACAGGCCCTCAGATAACTCTCTACGCGCCAGACTACACTGGGCTTGATTACTGCCCTGTAAGGGTCGAGGGCGACGAGCTGCTTGACTCAACCCTCGACCTTTATGTTGTCGATTCTAAAGGGAATAGGTTTGACGCAATAATAAGCCACTACGGCACATACTACGAAGGATCCATTCCCTTTCATTCTCTTGCTCCAGGGATTGCGACGATTTACGCAAGAGCACGTGATACAGTCTTCAACCAGTCAAACGTCGCCGAGAAGACAATTCTGATATATGGGCAGGATGAAGTAACGAGTCTCAAGATTGAGACAGCAGAGACAGCGCTAGTGATTCTAGACAAAGAGGGGAGTCTTGAGATAGAGCTAGGCAAATCTCTTTCTTTCATAGAATCAGACAGCCTGGTTCCAAGGACTCTTTTGGTTATAGGGACATTTCCTGTGCTTTCTCAGATAGGAGCTGCGGAAATTGATGCAAGGAGTGATCTTATGCAGTATCAGTTCGGGAACACTGTAAAACTCGAAGCCTATTTCAAAGACTTCGACGGGAATCCAGTGGACCCGTCAAACATAAAACTTGTCGTGTACGATTCTAAGCTTAATGTCATTGCCACTATACCGGTTACTTCGGAGAACCGCGTGGAGCTGGGTCACTATTTCTACCTTTACACTCTTCCAAGCGGGACTAATCCGAAAGTAATTCACTATGAGTGGTATGCAGAGATCCAGGGAAGTCCTACCGTCAAGAGAGAGACTCTGAAGCTGGTATTCGTATGATCGATATCAAGAATGTTAGCCGCTTCAAGCTCTCCTACGTTAGCGGCTTTGATAGTGCTATAGTGACATTCGAATCGGATGTAGACATAATTGCATGGCGAGTAAACCGGCTCGGTACTTCGTGGGATACAGGGGAAGTCCTCGAGGAAGAATCCCTGAACTGGGCTAGAGTTGCCAACAGAACTTGGGATCCCCTTATGTCTGAATCATGGGGCCAACAGGCCTTCATTGAGGCGGGGATCTCTATTACCGACCAGATAGAGGCCTCCGAACTCCAGACGGGCACTCAGAGAATCAATGTATACGGTAAAGACAGGAACGGTAACTGGTCATCTTATGGGGGATAGAAATGCTGACGACATCAAATCACGGCCTAAGAAAACCCGAGTATTCCGATATCGCTGATATTGCAGATATAAACTACAACACTGATAAGATCGACAACATGCCAGTTCTATACAGCCAATCTTCAGAACCTTCCAACAAGGTTTCAGGAAAGACTCTCTGGCACGATATCGATGATGATACTTTCAAACTCTGGAATGGTAGTGAGTGGAAATCACTGGGTGGCGGCGCGAGTGACTATATGTTAACTGATGCCGAATTTGAGTCTAATCTCGCAGACGCTAGTTGGTGCGAGAAAATGGCTTCGGCTAGGTTTATGCTTTCAATGTTGATTTCCGGAGCTTATAAATCTTACTGGTGGGGAGCAATTGTTGCTGCTTCTACGGCTATGGAAAAGATAGCAGCATCTTCTTTGGCGATGGAAGGCGTGGCAAACGACTCTGACATAAGGGGTTGGATTTGGAATTCATCAACGGCTTGGGCAGAAGTGGCAGCAGTTAGTATGGCTATTGCGAAATACTTAGTTGGTGAGGCTGACGGAACAACCGCAGATTTTGACACGATGGCTGAGGTTGCCGGAGATTCTACAATGATGGCTACAATAGCTGCTTCGTCTGTATGTATGGAAAAGCTACTAGCTTCTAGTTTGGCTTTTGGGGCTGTATTAGCGGATTCTGTTGGAATGGAGGAAATTTGCGATTCAGTAACGGCAATGGAAGAGGTCTTGGGAACGGTGAGTTATAGGTCTGAGTTTCTTCTAAGCTCTTATATAATGACATACTTCTGGAATAACGCTAATAGCGAGATTCTGTGGGAGCAGGGCAGTCCAACTCCTCCTTACACTTACGAGTCTGGAGGAAATGGGATTCTTGCGAGTGCAATCGTTGATGGTCCAACTACTGGTGGGAAGGCCTTCGCTTTTATACAAAATTCCGGCTGTCAGTTTGGAAACTTTGATTATTCATTCTCTCTGGACTTGACCGATGTTGACGACTTCAAAATAAAGTTGAAGCACGAGCGGTACTATACAGGGAATTATATGAGGCTGTATATAAACGGAAGTATGGTATATAGCTCGAATTCTGCTATCAGCTGGACCGATATGACCTTCGATGTGTCTGGTGTTACTGGCACGGTAACGATACTCTTCCGTTGTTATAACCAGAATGGTTCTAGTAGCACGTCTTGGTATCATAGAGCCTATTATGGTGATTTGAGGTTGGCATGATGATTAGAGCAATCTTCAGAGACAAAAAGATGATAGCGTTTTCTACTCTTGGATATCATTCTGACAACCCTGACGAAGTGGTTGTGGAGATGACCGAAGAACAGCTCAAAGAACTCATTGGACTGGATGATTGGCAAGAACTTTTCTTAACGATTGAGCTAGATAACGAAGATTCCGAAATCGCTGAAAACCTGCAGCCCTCTAGAGGTAACAGCATGGTTCTTTCTGCTGAGATTTCGAGACCGAAATTCCGTTTGCATGATGATCTCACTGAGGAAGAGCTGGCGTTCATTTTAGGGAAGTATCCGGCATACAAGGTTGACAAGGTTCTTTCTGCAGGAGAAAAGTTTGTCTATCGCAGCAGACTTTATGAAGTTGTTCAGGCTCACACTTCTCAAAGTGATTGGCGGCCAGATCTTGTGCCTGCATTGTATAAAGAGGCGATGCCAGAAGGCATAATCGGACCCTGGAGACAACCTCTGGGAGCTCATGATGCGTATATGACAGGAGATAGAGTGTTGTTCAATGGAGAGGTGCATGTTTCCAAAGTTGACAACAACGTTTGGAGTCCTGACACTTATGGCTGGGAGCTCGAAGAGTCTAGTGGAGAAGAATTCCAAGAATGGGTGCAGCCGCAAGGAGCTCACGACGCCTACGCTCTAGGTGATATTGTCAATCACAATGGACAGCTATGGATTTCCATTATTGCGAGCAATGTCTGGGAGCCAGGCTCCTATGGCTGGGAACTGTACGAAGAATAGAATATCTGAAAAGTATGACCGCCCACGGGCGGTTTTTTTAATCCATATTCTGAGGGTGATCTTGTGCATGAAGAATGTGAATTCTTGAAAAACCGAGACCAGTTTGAGATGCAGATAATTCACAAGGTAAGGGAAGAGATAACAGAAATGAACCAGGCTCAAGACGAAAGGATTGATGAAAGGCTGGATAGAGTCGAAGAGAACATAAAGGAATTCATGCAGAACGGTTTCTACAAGAAGTTCATGCAGGATGTATGGGAGATGAATCAGAAGCTAATAGAAAAGGCCATGGAGAACTCTTTCGGAATCAAAGCAAAGAAGATAGAGCTCTGGAAAGCCATTGGGCTTGCACTGCTTGGAGCGTTCGGAATAAAACTGCTCGATCTCCTGGCGGGACTTGTGAGGTGATGTGATGATTACACTTGAAGACATAAGATCCTGGATGAGACAGAAGTCCGCGGGTCCTCAAATAGAACCCGAGTTTCTCTTTGCAATCGCCTCTGTAGAATCTTCTCTTGATCCTAAAGCGGTCTCCAAGAAAGGTGCTCAAGGCTTGTTTCAGTTCATGCCGATTACTCAGCAGGATCTTCGCGAGAGGTTCGGTTATCCTTTCAATCCATTTTGCCCCGTATGTTCAACAGTTGCGGCGAGCATTTATCTTGCTTGGCTGTTCTCAAGATTTCCGAACGACATGAACCTTGTCCTAATCGCCTGGAACTGGGGTTACGGAAACGTGAGGGACTTCATCCAGGGAAAGAAACCGAAACTGCCGAAAGAAACAGAGGACTTCGTGAAGAAGGTCCTTGCCAAATACAGAGAGATCAAGAAGGAGGAATGA